TGAGCGATAAAGAAAAGTTTATTATTAGGGTTGATCAGGTTAATCATCCTTATCATTACACCAATGATCCAAGCGGTGTAGAGGCAATTCAAATTACTAGACACAGAAACTTTAATGTTGGAAATGCAATAAAGTATCTCTGGAGGGCTGGTATAAAAGATGAATCTAAGCATATAGAAGATTTAAAAAAAGCAATTTTCTATATTCAAGATGAAATCAATAGACTAGAAGGCAAATATGACAAGCACAGAAATAGAACTCGTAAAACACCTTGATGAAATAAACAAGGTTGTTGAAGAGTATTTGAAGGGCAACGATCCGACAAGGATATCAAAGACTCTTGATTTGCCACGTCAAAGAGTTGTTGCACACCTTAACGAGTGGCGTGTTATGGCATCTGCTAATGATGCTATTCGTGCTCGTGCTAAAGAGGCACTTGTTGGGGCAGATGCACACTACACAAAACTAATAAATCAGGCCTATGAGGTTATTGAGGATGCCACCACCACAGCAAATTTAAATGCAAAAACGACAGCAATCAAGCTTGTTATGGATATTGAAGCAAGGCGCATTGACATGCTGCAAAAGGCTGGTTTGTTAGAAAACAAAGAGTTAGCAGAAGAAGTAGTTCAAATAGAAAAAAGACAAGAAGTTCTTGTTGGTATTCTTCGTGACATAGCATCAGAACACCCAGAGGTAAGAGATTTAATCATGTCAAGGCTATCAACAATAGCAAAAGAGGGTGAGGTTATTACAATTGTCCACGACGTTCAATGATTTTATTGATGCCCTAAAAGATGAGCAGTTTGAGATAATTCCTGTAGATGTAAAAACATTTGTAGAGTCTCCAGACTATCTTGGACAGCCACCTCTTTCATCAATTCAATACGACATTGTTGAGGCAATGAGTCAAGTTTATAAAAAACCAGATCTTTTGAACCTGTTAGGAACAGATGTAGGTTCAAAACACTACGAAAAATACACAAAGAATGAAATTATTTTACAACTTGGAAAGGGTAGCGGGAAAGACCACACATCTACGGTTGCCTGTGCCTATGTTGTTTACAAACTGCTATGCCTCAAAGATCCTGCCAGATATTTTGGAAAACCCACGGGAGATGCAATAGACATTATAAATATTGCTATTAACGCAGAACAGGCTAAGAATGTTTTCTTCAAGGGATTTAAAAACAAAATTGAGAAGTCTCCCTGGTTTGCCGGAAGGTATAGTGACAAAGTAAATAGTATTAGTTTTGATAAGTCAATAACAGTTTATTCTGGTCATTCAGAGCGTGAATCTCATGAGGGATTGAACCTTTTCATGGCAGTTCTTGATGAAATTTCTGGATTCTCTGCAGAGGTTGGAACTGGTAACGATCAAGGCAAAACTGCTGATAACCTGTATAAAGCCTTTCGTGGCTCTGTAGATTCTCGTTTTCCTGATTTAGGTAAGGTTGTTCTTCTATCATTCCCCCGTTATTCGGGTGATTTTATTTCTAAAAGATATGATGAAGTTGTTATGGAAAAAGAAGTTGTAGAAAAAAAACACAGTTTTGTCATAAACGAAGAGCTTCCAGAGGGTCCAGATAATCAGTTTGAAATAGCGTGGGAAGAAGATCACATTATTTCTTACAAATATCCAAGAATGTTTGCTTTAAAAAGACCTACATGGGAAGTAAATCCAACACGCAAAATAGAAGATTTTAAAGTAGCCTTTATAACAGATTTGGGCGATGCTATGATGAGATTTGCATGTGTTCCAACATTTTCATCAGATTCTTTTTTTAAACAAAAAGATAAGCTAGAAAAATGCATGACATTAAGAAATCCCATAGATAGTTTTAAGAGATTGGATTTGACTTTTAAGGCAGATCCTGATAAAGTTTATTATGTACATGCCGACTTAGCGCAGAAACATGACAAGTGTGCTGTTGCTATAGCGCATGTAGATAAATGGGTAAATGTACAGGTCATAAAGGACTACAAGCAGGTTGCTCCTATTGTTGTCGTTGATGCTGTGGCTTGGTGGGAGCCTAAAGTAGAAGGTCCTGTAAATTTATCAGAAGTAAAAAACTGGATAATAAATCTTCGTAGAGAAGGATTTAATGTTGGAATGGTTACGTTTGACAGGTGGCAGTCGTTTGACATTCAACAGGAACTAAAAGCTGTTGGAATAAACACAAACACAGTTTCCGTTGCCAAAAAACATTATGAGGACCTTGCTATGATGATTTATGAAGAAAGAATTGCAATGCCAATGATTCCTTTGCTTCTTGAAGAGATGAGTGAACTAAAGATTATGAGAAATAATCGAATAGATCATCCACGCAAGAAATCTAAAGACTTGGCAGATGCCGTTTGTGGGGCGGTATTTGGAGCAATATCTCACACCAGTAGGGACTCTAATCTTGAGATTGAGGTTCATACCTGGGGTTCTGCTAGTAGACTTGCAGAAAAAGAGAGATCTATGGTAGAATTAGAAACTAGGGAAATGCCTGACGATGTTAGAGATTTCCTGACAGAATACAAACTTATATAATGAATAATATAACAAGGAGAAAAATGAATTCATTGAAAAAAATCGCTCTAGCCGTGGTTGCAGCCATGACTTTGGGCACACTCGTAGTGACACCTGCAAGTGCCAATACAGTATCCGTTGCAGTAACAACTGCCGTTTCTGGTTCTGGTACCGCAGCATCACCGTATACAGTAAAGGTTCCTTCTGACAACGTAGTAAGCGTTGCAGATACCACAACTGTAACAAATAACGAAGCGCTTCTTATCACCGCTACAGTAGTTGCTGGAACACCAGTAACATTTACTGCAGTGGGAGCCAATACACGTCTCGTTTCTGCAATCGGAGCAACAGTCTCAGCCTCTGCTGGATCTGCTTCAATCACAGTTACGCCAGCTTCAACAACTGCTGCTGTATACGCATACACAACATCAACTGCTGCCTCTGCAGTTACAGTTTCTGTAACTGGCGCAGCAACAACACTATACCTTAAGGGAGTTGCAGGACCTGCATACGAACTTAAGATGACAGTTCCTGCTTCAGGAAATATTTCTGGCAAGGTAACTGCTACATTAGAAGTTGCAGACATCTTCGGCAATGCCGTTGCTGATACTGTAACCGTAACCACCCTAGGTGGAGCAACCGCTGGAACAGTTACTGCTGATGCCCTTGTCACAGGCAAGTACACATCAGATATTACCTTGCCAGCAACCGCTGGAACAGTTGCTATAGGAGCATCTATTGCTGCCCCAACATCTGTTCCAACAATTAAGTTGGCAACAACTTCTCAGACTGCAATCGTAACAGTATCTGATCTTGCTGGAGCACTTGCTACTGCAAATGCAGCACTTGCTGCAGAAAAGGCTGCTCGTGCTGCCGATAAGGTCGCTGCAGACCAAGCACTTGCTGCTGCTGTAGCTAAGGCTGCTGCTGATTCTGCAACTGCAACCGCTGCTGCTGCAACTGCTAAGGCTGCTGCCGATGCTGCTGCTGTCGTGGCTGCTGCTGAAATTGCTAAGCTAAAGGCTGATGCCGTAACCGCTAAGGTTGCTGCAGATAAGGCTATCGCTGATGCAACTGCTGCACATGCTGCAGAACTTGCAAAGGTAAAGGCAGATAATGCTGCTGCAATTGCTGCAATGAAGAAGGCATTCAATGATCTTGCTAAGAAGTGGAATAAGAAAAACCCTTCAGCAAAGGTTACACTTGTTAAGTAATTAACAAATTAAAAGATTAGGGCGCAGAGAAATCTGCGCCTTTTTCTTTATAATGATATAATATGCTTATCTAAATAACTAAACAAGGAGCATAAAATAAGCAAATTCCTACGCATAATTGCAGTGGTGGGAATAATCTTTGGAACAAGTTTTGGTGAATAATCTATAGAACAAATTTTGGTCTACCCCAAAATGCATATGCTACTTGTATAAATACTATTCAGGCTCAAACAATAGCAGCAGCCTATAATGGCGATCAAACTCCAACGGTAAATCACATGAATACCTGCTCTGGTGATGATGTATCTTATCAAATACCAATAGCAACAAATATAGTATTTGATGGAGTTAATTATGAAAATATATATGCAACAACTAATTCTGTAATTACATTTGGACAACCTGATCCTACATACTGGGCATATCCTAATACACCATCTATTTCTTTATATTCTATGGATTGGTATCCAGGAGCAAGCGGTACATCTGGTTTGGATATATATTATTCAGAGGGCGGATTTCAAATTAACCTAAATATGGTTCCATACGGTAACTATGGGGCACAACCAAGCACAGTAAATATATTAGTCGCTATTACTAATGCTGGTGGTATAGCAGTGTCCTATAGTTATCAAGGTCCAGAATACAACAATATGAGAACTGGCGTAAGACTTCATAATGGAAATATAGTTTCTCTTGAAGCATGGGGAGCAACACAAGTTCAGGCTGGTAGCCCTATACCTACCCTTGCTCCAGAGCCAGTCCCAGAGCCCACACCAACGCCCACAGAAGCCCCTATAACGCCCGAAGAGCAGCAAGAGCAGGTAGCAGAGGCAGCGCAGTTGGCTTCAGAAATATCAAACTTAAATTATCTTATTGCTGCGATAAATGGTGATGATTTAGAAGAGCCACCACCTCCAGATCCAGAATCAACACCTGATTCTACAGACGAACCAGAACCAGAACCAAGTCCTGATTCTACAGATGAACCAGATTTACCCGAACCTGATGTTGAGGTTGAACCAGAAATAATTACACCAGAGGATCCTAGATTTCCTGATGAAGAAGAGCAAACTGAACCAGATGATTCCACTCCATCTCCAGATTCTGATACCACAGATGGGGAGAGCGAAGAGACTGATCCAACTCCAAAGCCTTCAGAAGAGCCAATACCTCAGCCAGAGGATACAGATCCAGTTCAAGAGCCTGAACAAGAGGAACCTGTTGACGAAGATTCTGTAGTAACACCAGATAAGGATAACACAGATGGCAGTCCTATTTCTGACGAGGAACTTAAAAAATTAAATAAATTAATTAGTGTCAATGATTCTAAATTAATGTCAGCAGTATCATTATTTTTAACTGAGTTAGACCCACAAGCAAAGGTGGAATTAGCAAAAGACCTTGGTATTAAAGCAGAAGAAGTAGCCCTGATTGCAGAGGTAGCAAAAGAAAATTCTGCAGTAGCAGCAGCCGTAGTGCAATTTGCAGAGTTAGCAGCAGTAAATCAAGATGCTCCCATGCCATACACTCTTGCAGATGCAGTAACTGAGATACAGGCAGAAAAACTACTAGAAGACCCAGTAGGCGCAATTGCGGCGGTATTTACAAATATAGACTTAGAAAAACTTACAAGTCCATCTGAGTGGGGTAAAGATATGACAGACGACCAGAGAGAAAAAGCTCAAGAGGTAATAGTTCCCGTAATCTTAGTTTCTAATATTGTTAGCTCAGTTATGTCGTTAAGGAGGGTATAATATGGGTATGGATAAAATAAAAACTATCTTATCAAACATTCTTAAGGTAAAGGCTAAGCTACCCAAGGTAAAGCTTAGTGTTCCCAAAATAACACTACCAAAAATACCAAAGCCTAACCTTAAACCATGGCTTGAGAAATTAAGTCCTGTGGTGTCAAAGATATGGGTAGCTCTTAAAAAGGCCTTAAAACTAAGCCTAAAGGCTTTAAAGGGCCTTGTATCATGGTTTGGTAAGGCAGTAAAAGAAAGCATAGCCCAGGTTTGGACCCTATTGGGATTTTTTATTGCTTGGCTTACCCTAACTGGTACCGCTCAACAAATAGTAGGAATTGCTACTATTTTGGCTACTATTTTGTGGCTTATTACAATACCCCTTCGTGAGGAAAAAGAAGAATAACTGCTATAATGGTAGTTATGGTAAAAATAATCCTAACTGTTTTTCTTGGATTCTTGCTTGTGGGCTGTGGTGATGGTCATTATCGCTACCCCTGTCAAGATCCATTAAATTGGGAAAAGGCTGAATGTAAGCCACCAATCTGCACGGCTAATGGGGCATGTCCAGAAGATTTAACAGACATAAAGAAGGAAGAGAGCAATGGCTAAAAATAGGTTAACACCTCAAGATTTGGATGCAAGACTTAAATTTGTTTTAGGTATCACATTGGGTTCAATTCTGTTTATAACATCAGTAGGCATAATGTATGCTTTGATATTTGTTACACAACCAGTTACTGGTCAGTCAGAAAATGATAAGATGTTTTTTAATGTGTTGGGAAGCGTAGCAACATTTATTACAGGAACACTAGCGGGACTTCTTATTGGTAATTCTGGTGCCAAAGATATTATGCAAGCACAGATGGATAATAAAAAAGTAGATTCAGAAATTAGAATGGCAGAGGACAA